TGTTAGAGGAGGTTGAAGAATTGTAGAATAAAAGAAGAGTAGGCGAGTAGCTCATTGTTGGTTAGAGCAGTCACCTTATAAGTGACAGGTTGATGGTTCGATTCCATCCTCGCCTACCATAGAATAGCATATGTAAACGACTATGTGATTTTTGCAATGGAGAAATAGATTAGAAATGCAATACATACGCTATTTACGAAAGTACTACAATAATGAAGCAGAACTAGAGTTTAATGTTCAAATTCCATTGCTTGCTAAATGTGTTGGGTGCGTGATTATGGGCACTAATGAGTTATTGAGACATTTGATAAGTGAGGATGCCTATGTTGGAATATTTATAAATGATAGACAGATACACCAATTACAATAAGAGAGGAAGATAAGATAAAAATCAAAATAAGTGAAATTAAGGAAAATACCTTAAAGGATAATAGTATAGGCATTAGGCTAGATTGTTTTATCCGATAGCAATGTGATATAAGGAAAAGACTAGTAGTGCTGTTATGATAGAGGGAGAAGTAAAATGAGTATAATGGATATGAATAGCTTAGAGCCTGATGACGACAGTGAGCTAGAGAGTCTTGCAAAATTATCAACTACACTAAAAATAGCATCGAAGAAGCTAGATAAGAATGATGTACGGTATCTAGTAAAGATGTATTATCAGTTACAGAACTATCGAATTAAGGCGGGGAATCAAGTTGCGATTGCAAAGAAAGAAGGCAAAGAGATTAATGAGTTCATTATTTGGATTAGTAAAACAACAGAGAAGTTAGAAGGGGTAGTGAAGAAGGGGCTTGACATCTATTCAATGGAGCATGAAGTAACTCGATGGATGCGATCAATTTGTGGTATTGGTCCAGTATTAGCAAGTGGGCTATATGCACATATTAACATCCGATATCACAATAAGGAGCGGGGCGAAGTAGAAGGGTGTATGACACCAGCGAAGATATGGAGGTATGCAGGATTAGATCCAACAGTGATATGGGAGAAGAATATAAAAAGGCCGTGGAATGCAGAGTTAAAGGTATTGTGTTGGAAGATCGGAGAGTCATTTGTTAAAACACAGAACAATCCAAAGTCATTTTATGGTCCAATTTATAAAGAGCGGCGTAAATATGATGATGAAAAGAATGCAAATCATCTGTATGCAGAGCACGCAGCAAAGCAATTAGCAACAAAGAATTTCAAAAGGGATACGATTACAAAACAAGCGTATCTACGCGGAGAGTTATCAGATGGGCATATATATTCAATATCAAAGCGGAAAGTAGTGAAGTTGTTTCTCTGTCATTTATGGGAAGTATGGTATGAGATAGAGTTTAAAAGGAAACCAGCAAGGCCATGGATCTTTGCATTGGGGAAGCATGATGAAGCACATTATATTGCTCCTCCGAATTGGCCGATGAAGTAAGTAAAAAGTAATCAGAGTCACAAAATGTTATATACATGGCGAGTGAATCAAAGAATCTGATGTTATAAACAATTAGAGTGAACCAAGGTAAGTTATGTTATATTGTGTCCGAGTGTTAAAAGGAAATGTATGAGAACAATGGCAATAGATACAGAATATGACTACTGTAATCCATTTCTAGCGACAGTGACAAATGAAGAAATGGTAACAAAAGTTTATCGGTTGAAAGTATTGTCTCAAAAAAGAGAGCTACAAAAGTTATGTGAATCGAGGAATATAAGAAAAGTATTTCATCATGCTACCGGAGACATATTTCAGTTACGTAATATAGGAATTAAGGTTGTAGATCCGGTAGAGTGTACATTTATTCTTAGTAATCTTGTAGAAGAGAACTACAAACCAAAAGACCTTAAGACGTTGGCGCGGGAGCATCTAAAAATAGAAACGAATGAAGCAAACAGACTTAAAAGTGTAATTAAAAAGTATAAAGAGAAAGCAAAAAAAGAAGGGTATCAATTCAAGTGGAGTCAAATACCAGAAGAAGTGATGATTCCATATGCGAAGCGTGATCCTGAATATACAATACAGCTGTGGTATTACTGGCAACAGCCGCTAGAGGAATCAAGAAAGTTGTATGAGTTTGAGAAGAGTTTAATGCCAATTATTGTTGATATGGAGTATCTAGGGTTGCGTATTGACAGGTATCGGTGTAGAAGAACAAGTGATGAATATGGACGGAAGATAGAACAACTCTATGAGGATATGGCGAAGTACATTGTAGACAATAAACTTACGTTGAATAAGAATTTTAATCCGCGGTCAACCAAGCAGATACAAGATGTGATTATGCAGTTGGGGCGCGAGAAGGAAGTAGAGCATAGTAGTAAGACGCATGTACCAAAGACAGATAAGAAAGCGTTGGCAATCTTATCAAAAGATTCAGGGTTCTTTTCAATGCTGAGTAAGTATCGGTTTTTTACAAAGCATAAAGGTACTTATTATGAGCCGCTGTACAACTATTATACAAGTGAAAAAAGTGATATTGCCCATTTTCTCATATATCAAACAGGAGCAAAGACAGGGCGGTTTAGTGTAGAGTTAGCACAAACATTTCCAAAGCCGGAAGAATCAAAGTTAGCGGGGGAGTTGCATGAAGTAAGGAAGTGTCTAATACCAAGAAGGGGGAAAGCATTTCTATGTATGGATTATGAACAACAGGAAATGAGGTTGTTTGTTCATTATTCAAATTGTGAACGTATGATTGATATTATCAATCAGAAGTCAGGCACAAAGGGGTTTGATATTTATGCAGAGATGGCAGAAATGATGTTTGGAAATTTATTCCAAAAAGAACGTCTCAGGAAAGCATTACGGCTTACGACAAAGACAGATGCATTAGGCATGATTTATGGTATGGGAGCAAATAAACTCATTTCATCGACTACAGCACTATTATATGAGAAGTTTGATAGAAGCGTTGTAGAAGAAATTGGAGTGAATAATCAATGGGCATATAGTGTCTTAAAGGATTTCAAAGAGCTGTATCCGGTCGAGCAATACACTAGAGCATGCATGTCAGAATTATATAAGACGGGAGAGATAAAGTTAAGCTTTGATAGTGAGTTGATGAATTTCACAAGAACATACCATATTCCAAAAGATTTTGCATACAAGGCAGGAAATGCGAAGATTCAGGGTAGTGCGGCATATATCATTAAGAGCGCAATGTTGCGGTGTAAAGAAAGAATCAGACGAGAGGGATGGGGGGAGCGAGTAGCAATGGTATTGCAGGTACATGATGAACTAGTTTTTGAAGTAGATAATAATTATCCATTCGTTAAGCAGGTGTACGAAGTAATGAAGGAAGAGATGGAAGATAGGGTGACATTTAAGGTACCGATTACCGTATCAGGGAAGTGGAGTAGTGTTTCTCTGGGAGATGTGAAGGAGTTAGTATAAATAAAGCCGATATGATGGAATGGTAGACATAGAGGACTTAAAATCCTCTGCGAATAACGCGTGTAGGTTCGAGTCCTACTATCGGCACCATTTTTAATAAACAAAAAGGAGACAATATGGATCTATCAGTAAGAGATTATAAAAGAGATTTGAAGATTTTGTATATGCGAGATAAATTAAATTGGACATTTGCAAAAATAGGAAAGGAATATAATATTTCAAAGGCAAGAGCAAGACAGGTATACATAAGGGTATCAGTAGAAAGAAAGGAGAATAAGCATGGCAAAGAAAATTAAACGAAGTAAGATAGAAGGCGTTTATAAAGATCCAAATTTGGAAGAAGTAGGGGAGGAGCGGGCGTTTGAAATTGAGCTGGATGATGAAACTAATGAAGTTATATTTGTAAATCATTATCGACAGAAGTGGGGGGATGGGTTTGATGCAGATATTGAGCATGGATTTAACATAGTTGAAGCAGAGCAAATTGTTATAGTAATAATGCAAATGATTAAATATCTGAAAGAAAAGAATATAGCAACAGTAGCAGAAAAAGTAACTATCAATCCAACAGAAGGGAATCCGTTACAAAATAACAATAAAATAGAGGAATAGATATGTTAGAACTAATCGCATATCTAGTGTTTATTAGTATAGTTGTCTGCATATCTTATATCTTAGGCTATACGAGTGGAAAAAACTATGAAAAAAGAAAAACAAGTGTAATAAGCTATTATGTAAAAAGTAGAAAGGTGTAATATGCTTAGTATACTAATGTTAATAATATGGCTTATATTAGCAGTAGTAGTGTATGGCTATTGGGTACAAAACTGGATAGATTATCGAAGGGCGCGGAGGGATATATTCGAGTATGTAAAAGGATATAAGCGACGATGTACGGGCAATAATAGATTTGTAGTAACTGTGCCTATTTTGCAAAATGCTTTCAGAGAATATAATACAGATGTAATTACAAAAGTATGGATAGAGTTGGTAAAAGAGCGAGTAATTGAGCAAGATAGTCAAGATAATGAATGGTGTATTAGATAAAGGAGAGAAAATGATTTCCGAAAACTCTCGCTGTGGAGGAAAAATAATATGACAAAAGACGATTTATATAAGATTATTGAGGAGTCAAATGAAGGGCATAAGTTGTCACCGATAGAGATAAAAAATATCATAGATAGGATATGGGCGCGATTAATGGACGAAGTATTTGAGGAGGCCCAATGATTAAGTTGAATATTCATGATGAATTTGAGCATGGTGGGTTTAAGTTTATAGTCACGAATATGCAGTTGAGTGAAAATGGAGAAGGAAAAAGTATTATAATTCGAGCATTAGATCCTGAGCTAGCAAGTAAGGAACAAGTAAAGAGTATTGAGAAAGAGGATATACTAAATAACATGATGGAGCTTGTTAAGAAGTTATCAAAGGGAGGGGAGATTGGTGGAATGAGTATGGGCATTGGAGGATAAGATATGAATGCCTATACTGTAAGTGTAGATGGCGGAAAGATTATCCAAGTAGACGGGAAAGTGAAACATATTAAAGGGGGAGATATGAAGGCGGAGTCTGCAAAAAGTAAGGAGAATGTATGATAATTAAAATAGGCGAACAAATAGCTTATAATGGAGAACAGTTTGTAGTTGTGCATATTACTCAGGAGCAGATTCCAGGGAAAAGGGCTTTATGTATTATGTGCGTTGATCCTGAAACAGCGGATCAGGAACAACAAGAGCAAATGAAAGTAGAACAAGTGAATCATAGTTTTATTGATTTGCTTAGAAAAGCAGTAGAGGAAGGGGGGAAGGGAGGGCTATTTAATATATACGAAGGAGACTAACCAAATGATGAAGTGTCTATCATATGTATGAAGGAGAAAAATGACGGTAGCACTTGTTAAAAATAAGCAACGACTCATGTCTATTGATCCGAGTATCAATAACCTGGGGGTGGCGATATGGGATATGTCAAGTAAGAAGCTATTAGCATGGAAGCTCATGCATCCAAAGGTAGAGCATCGGCAGAATGAATATGTAAAAGCATTATCAATGTCAAATCAGTTACGAGAGTTAGCAAGGACGTATATAGTAAATCATGTTATTTTGGAAGTACCGGAACATTGGTCTATAGGCGGATTTGAGGCGCGAGAGACGGGAAGTATTGCAAAGTTATGTTTCGTATGTGGGTTGATTTATGGAATGCAATATGATATGGAGTCCTTTGAATTAGTGACTCCGAGAGGATGGAAATTTCAATTACCTAAATCAGTAGTAGCAAACAGGCTACAAAAAGAGTATTTATCTTCTGGTATTGATTTGTGTAAGTGGATAGGCACAACAATGGAGAATGTAGGGGATGCAATAGGTATAGGGCATTATAAATTATTTGGAGGTGTATAATGGGACTAGATAAGGAAGCGATATGGCATGTTGTAATTATCGTAGGCACAATAGTAGCTATAGGTATGTTGTTGTTGTGGCCACTGATAATAAAATGCGGTGAATAAATGAAAGATCATTATTCATGTGCAAAAAAGATAGTAGAGAAGTGGGTAGATTTTTTAATTGAGAAAGGAGCAATACATGGAGATTTAGGATATGTAGAAGAACTAAAGACAATCATTATGGATCAGTTACAAAAAGAGAGTGATGAATTAAAGGAGTTCAATGAAAATCAAAAAACAAAAGTATAGTAAAGTTTTTGTGTATGTTTATGACGGAGAGGTATTTGAATATGATTTAAATACATGGAAAATATATAGAGATCAAGATTGGATAGATGTTATTAAAAATGATGGAACAGAAAAAAATTCTTATGCTATCAATAACATTATTCGAGTACAGTTTATAAAAGGGATAGAAAAGAAAGAGCCGATAATAAAAGTTGTGCCTCCGGTAATAGCGTAGGAGAATATGTAATGGAAAATCAAAAAACAATATGCGATTGGGCGATAAGAACATTTGGATATCCGGCAAATCCGCAAGTGATAATGGATAGGATGTTTCAAGAAGTAAGAGAATTAGAGAATGTTGATTATCAAAAGAAGGATAGCTTTGAGAAAATATCGGATGAGTGTGCAGATATTCTCATTGTTCTTTATCAAGTAGCAGATGTGTTTGGACTTGATCTTCATAGTTGTGTGAATCATAAGATGCAAATTAATCGAGCAAGAAAGTGGAAGTTGAATAATGATGGGACTGCACAACACGTAAAGGAGTAGTTATGGAAAAAGATAATGTAAATCATCCGAAGCACTATACTTTTGGTACAATAGAAGTAATAGATGTAATTGAAGATTGGAAATTAGAGTATCATTTAGGGAATGTAATAAAATATATTGCAAGAGCAAAGTATAAAGAAAATGAGTTAGAAGATCTGAAGAAAGCACGATGGTATTTGGATAGAAAGATTAAGCAGTTGCAGTTGGATATAGCAGCAGCAGAAGAAGAGTAAAGATAAGGAGGCTAAAATGATTTTTGATGTGATTGCGGTATCAGGATATAATGAAGCAGGTAAAAAAATTATCAATATTCATCGCATCCATGATTCAGAGTTAAGTAAGTATTTAAGAAGTGTCCAAGATGTAGGTGGTTATATTATGAGTGTTCGACCATTATTTAGAAATAGGAATATAGGGACAAAAGTAAATACAGTAGAAATGCCTTATGATGCTTCTATAGAATAGAAAACGCTATGATAAGAACAAAACCGATGAATCATCAAGTTTTAGCAACAGAGTTTTGTTTAGAGAAGAACAAACTACCGTACTCTGGTATATTTGCAGATTATGGTACGGGGAAGTCACTTATTGCATTAATGATTATAGAAATTATGCGACAAGTTGAACAAGGTAGATTCAGAAAAGTTTTGATCGTATCAACATTATTATCTATTGAGACAACATGGTGCAATGAAATACGAAAACATAGTGATTTTAGATTTTGTGTATTGAAAGGAACAGCAAAGGCAAAAGCAAACTTACTACAATATGCAGTTGGGCAGATAGATAATCCTGAAAGATATGGAAGCCCTAATCAATCAGTATCGCAAAGACCGATATTATTTTTGATTAACTATGAGGGAATAAAGAGTATCTATAATGAATTAGTGGGGGCGAGGTTTGATGCAGTATTTGCAGATGAAAGTACAAAGATAAAAGCGCATGATAGAGAAAGAACAATGGCATTGTATGGGATAAGTGAGAATATCCCGCATAGATATATTATGACAGGATTTCCAGTAACCGAGAATCTTGCAGAGTTGTATAGTCAAGTGAAGTTTTTAGATAGAGGGGCGACGTTTGGGAAGTCCTATTACGCATTTTTGAATAGGTATTTTGTAAGAATAGGTCAAAAGATAGTAGTTAAGAAGAGAGCAATTAAACAGATACTAGATTCAATTAAGCCGTTTTGTATTAGAATTACAAATGAAAATTTGAAGTTGCCACCAAAGACGTATAAAGAAATTAAGATAGAAATGACAAGTCAGCAAAAGCAGTTGATCGAAGAGTTGAACAATACATTTCGTTTAGAGCTAGGGAAGGTGAAGATAGATACAAAGTATATCTTCACGTTGATTTCAAAGTCACTACAAATATGTGATGGATTTATTCAGCATATCGAATATGAGAAGGATGCAAAAGGAAATAAGACAAGTAAAGTTTTATCTTCAGAATTAGAGATGGTAGATACTAATAAAGATGAAGTATTGATTGAAACATTAGATGAAATAAATATAAGGCAGAATAAAGTAGTTATATGGTGCGCGTTTTTATTTTCGGTAAAAAAGTTGCAACGAATCTTGGGGAAGTTAGGAATCCGAACCTTATCACTTACGGGAGCGACGGAAGATAGTAATAAGATAGTGCAAGCATTTCAAAGAAGTAAAGAATTTAATGTGCTGATATGTACACAGAAGAAAGCAGCAGAGTCAGTAACACTAACAAGTGCAAGATATGCCATATACTATAGTAATATATGGAGTAATGATGCACGATTGAATAGTGAAGCGAGAATTAGAAGAAAAGGAAGTGAGATACATAAGAACATTATGTATATTGATTTAATTACGAAGAATTCAGTAGAAGAGAAAGTATATGAGTGTCTACGTAAGAAGAAAGACTTAATCAATGAGTTGAAAGCAGCATTTATAGAAATGAAGAGGTAAGTAATGGGCATGGACAAAATCAGACTATCAGTGTACCCAGTGATAGCAGTAAAGAGACAGAGTTTTGATAATAGCACATTCATCATTTCTATTGTATCACCAGGAATGGAACATGTAGATATTGATTGCAGAAATATATTAAGGGTGAAGTTTCATGATATTCAACAGGAATATGTAGAGGGTGGCATAAGATATAAGCCATTAGAGTATGAGACTGCACAACAGATTGTATCAGCGGCATTTGATAATAGAGATAAGAGTCATTGGGTTATTCATTGTGAGGCGGGTGTAAGTAGAAGTCCGGCAGTAGCATTAGGGTTAGCAAAGTATGTTAGATTCAGTAAAACAGTAAAAGCATTGGAGAGGGAATTTCCGTATCATAATAAGTATGTTAGAAAGTTGATTGAACAGGCAGGCGATGAGCAAATGAAAAGAATAATGAAGGATTTAATGACAGGGGAATAACAAATGTATATTAAGTTAGAGATAAAAAATATTGATACTGCTTATAAAAGAATAATTTTTAGTTATTTACCAATACCTACAGAAGCAGGAATAAATAGTGTTGACTTGTGGGCTGTTAAAATAAAATTTGAAGGATCACAATACTATGATATGAATTATACCCCATATTGGATGGAAATATGGTGTGTAGGTCATAGGTGTTTTTATGGAAATCCTTATCAAAGATTTGATTGCCTTGAAGCAATAGATAGATTACTTCCATATGCCTCTTTTGATGTGTATCTATATTTTGATGATCGTTGTGAGTTTAATGAGTCAATAGTAAGTAAGTTTTATTTAGAGCTTTTTGACCAATGTAGAAATAAAATAGAAGTAAGATGAAAAGAGGGAGGATTGTAATGGGACTACATATGAGTGTGAGTAGTGTACAGGATTGGTTAACATGTAAGAGGTTATACTATTATAAGCGGATTAAGAAATATGAAAAGGCAGTCTACAACTTACCGTTTATTGTGGGGCGGGTAGTGCATGAAGGATTAGCGGCAGTATTATCGAAGAAATTGAATGCAGTAGAGTTAATGACAGAAGTGTATAAGAAAGAACGGAAAGCAGCAATACAGGAATTTGGTTTGACTCCTGAACAAATAGAAGTATTAGATATGCAGGAGTTCACTACAAAGGGTATGCTATTAGCATACAAAAAGAAGTATGCAAAGATGATTGCAGATATGAAGTATTTAGGAAGTGAAATAGAAGGTGCATTGGATCTAGGAAATGACGTAACTTTTGTAGTGAAGATGGATAATATTGTAAAAGTACGTAATAAAAAATTATTACATGAGTTGAAAACAACAAAAGAGATTACACCAGATTATGTGAAACGAGTACAGACAGATTTACAGATTGCTGTGTATTATCATTTCCATAATATCATTTGGCCGGAAGAACCGATAGAAGAAATAATGTATGACATAATTAGAAAGCCAAGTATTCGTATTAAAAAGAAAGAGAGTAAATCAGAATTCTTACAGCGATTGCAAGAATGGTATCAGAAACCAGAAGATATGTCGGTATTTCATATTGAACGGTTTAAGAAACCTGGGATTGATGAAGATTCGACAATAAATACAGTTGTGAAGGTATCGGAAGAAATGTTGCGATGCAAAGAGAAAGAAGATTACTACCAAGATTTTGATAAGTGCCATAGCTATTATGGTGATATATGTCCGTACTATACACTATGTCATGAGGGGGGAGAGACGAAGGAAAATCTAGTACTATACAAGATAAGAAAATCTTATCATGTGAGTAAAGATAACAAAGGAGTGAAAGCATGACACAAGATACAATAAGCATATTATTAGTAGGCGTATTATGGTTTGTATCTATATGGGTAGCAGTATATTATGGAAAAACGAAAGCAAATAGTAGTTTATGCTTTTTTATAGCAAACCTGTGTGAGAAATGTCCGCGTGAATATCAAAAGGGAGCATTTTGGGCTATTGATAGGCTTGAAGAGCATATGAATTTTGGTAACGAAAGAGGAAAATAATGCTACAGAAAAGACCGCTAGTGAAAAGACCAATGATAAATAGGCCGGTCAGTGGGGGATTGAGTATTGAGCAAAGTACAGGGCAAGTAAGTATTTACGAAACAACGTGGTTATTGATTGGTTTACCAGGGGTAGGAAAATCAACGTTGGGGAGCGGGTTTGAAGGCGGGTTGGTATTATGTACATCGAAGAAAGAAGTTGGAAGTTTGAAAGTGCCGTTCCTGTTGATTGATTCATGGCAGAAAGTATTAGAGATAACGGATGAACTAATCAATAATAGGCAAAGATACGCACAGTACAAATTTTTAGTGATAGATTTCATTGATGCGGTATGGACATTATGTGTAACAGCGGTATGTGAGAAGTTGGGGGTGAGTCATACGAGTGAAGCAGCATACGGAAAAGGAGTAGATACGGTAGATAGTTATTTCAAAAGATGGATTACAGCGTTGGTAGCATCGGATTACGGGATTATTTTTATTTCCCATGTAAACCAAAAAGAGGTAATTGTACCTGGTGGAACAGTCACAAAGACAATATGTAGTTTGCCAGTAAGAGCGCGAATGATCTTGTTTCCATTGGTGAATGTGATTGGATGCATTGAGTACAAGAGTGTTAAGCAGTTGAATACAGTTACAGGCAAATTAGAAATTGTAAAAAAACGAGTGATTAGTTTTGAAGGAAATGAATATATCGAAGCAAAGGATCGTGATGGGGTGTTACCTACAGAAATAGTTTTATACAAAGACCCTAAGCAAAATTTTGCAATGTTTAAGGATTATTATGAAGGAAGAAGAAAGAAATGAATAAAACAGCTAAATGTCATGTCATGCTGGATTTAGAGACATTAGGGACTGGGCCTAATAGTATTATTCTATCGGTGGGAGCGGCGTTGTTTAGTTTGGATGGTGAAGTAGTGCCGTTGTATCATCGAAGAATAGATATTGATAGTTGTTTGAAAGTAGGATTGCAAGTAGATGGAAGTACACTTGAATGGTGGATGAAGCAATCTGAATTAAATAGAAGTAAGTTATTTGCAGTACCAGCAAAAACTTTAGATACTGTATTACGGGAAATGGATGATGCGGTATGTACAACGATAACATTAAAGAGTGTTAGGCGTGTATGGTCGCATGGGAGTAATTTTGACACGGTACTGTATGAGAATGCGTGTAAAAAAGTAAATATACCAATATGGTGGGAGTATCGTTATGTAAGAGATACGAGGACATTATTTGATTTAGCTAACTATGAATACAAAGCAATAGGTTCGCATGACGCATTAGAGGATGCAACGAATCAGGCAAAAGCAGTATGCGAGGCGTACAAACTATTAACAGAAAGGAGGAAAACATGAAGCAATAATAGGTAGTAGGTTGTAGGTAGTAAGAGGGATAGGTAGTAAGAGGCATAACAGTATTTAACCATAGGAGCGTATAACATGTCTGTCAATCCAAAGTTGTCAAAGTTGTCTGTATCATGGAAGAAAGTAACCCCTATTGCGGCATCTTTTGCGAATATTCCCGAAGGGGATTACATTGGAGATATTAAGGAAATTAAGCTAGGACAATCAAAGAAAGGAAGATGGCAAGTTATTTTTGATTGGGAGATTGCAGACGGAGAGTTTGCAGGTAAGACTCAAAAGCAGTTTTATGGGATTAGTGATGATAATGGTAATCCGGACGAAACAGGAATGGGATACTTTAAGAATGTGTGCGAAGTGATTGGATTGGATTTGCCTGATGATTTGAATTTGTGGCAAGAAACAATGGATGATTTCGTAGCAAATAATACTAGCTTGTTTGAAATTAATGCAAAAGCAAACGGACAGTATACAAACATCTATGTGAATGGTGTAAGTGATTATACGAAAGGACAAGAAACAGAAGAGGGAGTAGCAGAAGAAGCAGTAGAAGAGGAAATAGCAGAAGTAGAAGAAGAGGAAGTTATTGAAGAAGTACCAGAAGAAGTGCAACAGGTGAAAGCTCCTGTGAAAAAGACTGTGGCAAAACCAATTGCAAAAGCAGTAACAAAACCTGTTGCAAAATCAGCATTACCTACAAAAAAGATAGTGTCTCTTCGTAAGTAGTAAGTTGTAGGTAATAGATGGTGGGGGGCGAGGTTTGAATAGTCAAGCCTTGCCCTTCATCGTTTATGTGTGCTGAGGGGGAGTAGGCGTGAATGGAAATTAACACATACGATGAAGTTATAGAGAGTAGATTCTATAACAAGCCGATACACATAAATGTCATTGTAACAGGTAAAAGTCTAACGCCATATCAAATTCCTAAGGTAGTTGGATATAAATGCACCGATGTAGAATGTGAGAATTGCAGTAATAAAGCAGGTAAAGTAGTACAGATTAACGCAGTAGATGAAGATATCCTTAGATTTATAGACATACCTATTCTAAAAATTGCAGGGGTGTTAAAGCAAGTAGTAGGCATTAAATGCAAACATATTGAATATGAAATACTAGAGACACAGCTTGTAGAACGTATCTTTATTGCAAGGCCGACAGGAAAAGAGCGAACAAGAAAAGGTGGCGGGTATAGACCTGCATACTTAGTTGGGGTGACAGTAGAATCAAATACGGTATATTATTTAGAAGGATATACGACAACTGATCCAGTAACACAGTCCGTAACTCATGTATTTTTGAAAGCCGAAAAACATTCAAATGATCTTGAATCTTTTAGTTTGTCGTTAAAAAAGCATAGCGAACTAAATGAGTTTTGTGTGAAAAATACTCCCGAAGCAATGTTTACGAAACTTTCAAAACTATATGAATCATACGCACACAATGTTACGAAAATCTACAATAGAGAAGATCTACACATGTGCGTAGATTTACTATTTAGGAGTGTGCTTTCATTCAGATTTGATAATGAGTTTGTGAAAAAAGGTTGGATGGAAGCAATGATAGTAGGTGATACAAGGTGCGGTAAAGGATTTGTAGCAGAAAAACTAATGGAATATTTTGGGGTAGGTGAAGTAGTAAATGGTGAAAATTGCAGTTTTGCGGGATTAGTAGGCGGATTACAACAACTCAACAAGCATTGGGTGATTACGTGGGGAAAAATCCCTATGAATGATTGTGGAGTGTTATTGATAGATGAAACATCTGGCATGGAAGAAAATATGTGGGGAAAATTAAGCAGAGTACGAAGTGAAGGTATCGCAGAAATCACAAAAATCCATACAGAAACAGCAAATGCTAGAACGCGATTATTATGGATATGTAACCCGCCGAATAAAACAATTACAAGTTATACGTATGGAATACAAGCAATCAATGACTTAATTAAGGCGCCCGAAGATATAGCACGGTTTGATTATGTGTTAGTAGTGGCGCATGATGAAGTAACAGGCGATGTGATAAATCAAAGAAGAGAGGAACTACCATTTCTATATGAATCAAAATTAGAGCAAGAATTGATTATGTGGTGCTGGAGCAGAAAGCCAAATGAGGTACGGTTTGAGCCGGAAGCAATAAAGTCAATCTATGAAAGAAGTATTGCGCTAGAGAAGATATATGATTTTTCAATTCCATTAGTTCAAGTCGAAAATGTGCGATTTAAGTTAGCGAAAATAGCTATAGCGTTTGCAGCACGTTTTTATAGTAATGCCGAAAATGGAAAAATACTGCTAGTAAAAGAATGCCACGTAGCATGCGCTATAGTGTTTTTGAGTAGGATATACGGAAAAGACGCAAGCGGATATATGGCCTATTCGGAAGTTAAAAAATCAATAGAGGAAACAGTAACGCCGGAAAAGTTACAGATGATTGAAAATTATTTTGATAAGTGGAAATTACAGAAAAAAGAATTGTTGCGGTTTTTAATGAATAACAATTTGTTTGACAGTAATGGGATAATGGAGCATTTAGGCTGTGTGAAAACGGAAGCAATAGAAGTAGTGAGTAAGTTAGCGATAGCGAGTTGTATCGTAAAACGTGGGGCTTTGTACGCAAAAGCTCCTGACTTTGTACGCTATCTAAAGAATAAGCTGACGAAAAAATAGGCCAGGGCTTGAGAGGTAAACTTGAGAGAAACGCCCACATACATCTATCAGTGCGTAGTATGTAGAGCAGTAATATACACTGATAACGGATATGAGAGACATTGCGGTAAACTTACAAAATTGGTAGAAGGTATAGAAGGGAAAGGGGTCAATATGGATAGTCCTAGAGTAACAATCAGAGTGAACGGATATATTGAAATGAGCCGAGAAAATCTAGACAGAGTACTAGCCTCATACGAGAGTAACCCGCACATGGGCCTAGTATACTCAATACATATGGGATACACAGACGCAAGCGGATTAGAATTTGACCTGCCTGAGTGAGAGGCAGAGTCAAAGGCAGAGTCAAAGGCAGAGACAGAGACAGAGGTAGAGTCTATAATCTCCCCCTACGTAAGAGGTAGAAAAAATCCGAAAAATAGGGTTGACAGTGGGGAGCATCCTAAGGTAGAGTAGGCACTATCAAAAGCGGGGATTATCCCGCATATAACAGCTCCCTTGAGGGAGCAGAAAGAAGGTGGGTTATGGCAATCGTGAAAAAGCCAGTCCAAGCAGTGAAGCATGCGCCGGTTGCGACAAGGCCGGTCGCGGCGAAAAAGCCAGAGGGGTTTGAGATTGTCGATATGAGTACTGTACAGCTTGTCCCCAAGGGGTCAGGTGGAGGAGGACGATCTCTCAGCCCGTTCGCGATCAAGGTTTTTTCCCTCCAAAATGGTCAGGGAATGAAAATCAGCCCTGAACGCTATGGGGAAAGTGGAAAAGGTCTTGCTTCTCTCTATGCCGGTGCTAAGAGGCGCAACATTAAGTTGCGAGCGCGGAAAGATATCAATGGTAATATCTGGTTGTTCAGGCTTTCAGAGGAAGAAGAGCAAGAGGCGTTGGAGCGAGCGGCGCAACGCGAAGCGGAAAGAGCGGAAGAGTAGTAGACATAGCAATTAGCAAGCAAAGAGGGGAGTAGGCTAATATCCTACTCCCTTTTTCTTTTTCCTCTCTCTCACTATCTCACTCTATCCTACTTACTCTATCCTACTTACTCTATCTCACTCTCATTCGGGGGGGCTTCCGCATGAGAGCTCCCCCTTCTCTCTCTTACGTCCTACATCCT